CTTATCGGTCTTCTCTCAATAGCACCTGTCTACGCAAACGAAGACCCAACAGTTAAAAATACATCTAGCCCTGTAGCTGCTGCAACAGGCAATGTAACCAACCAGGCGGTGCAATTCCAGAACAATGGAGCACCGTCTAGGCAATACTTTGCAGCAAACAGTAGTTGTAATGGAACAACCATGCAGTTCTCGCCCTTTTATATGGGCAACGATACTATTCCTTTCGATAACGAGGGGTATGTACGCAGCAATAACTACGGCGTACAGCTGAACTTTTCTGTTCCACTAGATGGTGGAATGATAGAAACCTGTAAAGCTATCGCTCGCAAGCATGAACAAAAGATGCGTCTTGACTACGAACTTGTTCGTGCTTTAAAATGCACAGAAATTATGAAAAACGGGTTTACCTTTAGACCTGGCAGTCGTGTCGAAGTCCTTTGTCACGACATTGTACCTATTGTTTCACTGACAAATGCCAAACAACAAGAAAAATAAGAACGTTGCACAGTCTTTCGACGATGGCTACCGTACTTTTTCACGACCTATTCTTAAATTTGGTCCTGGTGAAAAAGATCCATACAAAGGCGCACGCAAGCGGCGACGTAAAAAGTTTCGACCTGCAAACGACAACATTGCATAACTATGATTGAAGCAGCTGTATCGGCTGCTGTTGCAATAATCGCAGCCGGTGCTGCTCTGACAAATCGTCTGTACGGACGAATCACAGAAATGGACCGACGCTTAGACACCTTTGAACTGCGTGTAGCAACTAACTACGTACCAAAGGAAGATTTTACAACAGCAATCCAAAAAATTGAGGATCACATGATTCGCATTGAGACTAAAATTGACAAAATTGTAATGAAAAATGGCTAACAAAAAGAAATGGCCGTCAATTAAAGACGCTAAACCTGCTAAATCTACGCCAGTTAAATATTATCCTGGTCTTGGCATTGCACCCACCATTGAACAAGCAAAATTGCCGGGGCAACGCAAAGGCTACAACGTATGAAAAAGAAAGCTACAGAGGATCAATTTAACGAACTGCATAATCTAGTCACTAAAGAGTTTCTTAGCCGGATTAAGTCCGGTGATGCTACCACCCAAGACCTAAAAGCCGCCTGTGATTGGCTTAAAACCAACGACATTAATGGTGTTGCAATGGAAAGCAGCCCCTTAGCAAAGTTGGCAGCCATTATGCCTGAAGTTGATCCTGAACTTGTACAATCTAGGCTACATGGCCGATGAAAACATCTACGTACTACAAACAAAACCCTGCTGCACGTAAACGCCGCCTAAAACAGCAAGGTGACTACAACAAAACTAAAGAGGGACTCAGGATTCGTACTGCTGCTAACAAGCTAAATAAAAAGCTTGGCACATACGGGAATGGAGACGGTAAAGATGCCTCACACACTGGACCTGGCAAAGGTAAAACAGAGAACGCATCTACTAATCGCCGCCGTCCACGAATGAAGCAACGCTACGCATAGCAGTTCACTGCGCTCACATGACCCCTTTACTTCCAACGCCTGATCACTACTTACAAAACCTATTAACCATGACGTCCTCTGAAGCCAAGCGCCTTTGGAGGCGCAGCATCAAAGAACACTTTGGATGCACATGTGTTTATTGTGGAGAAACCTATGAATTACACGAACTTACTTTGGATCACGTTCACCCTAAAACCTTTGGTGGTGAAGATATTACAAGCAATCTCGTACCTAGCTGCAAACATTGTAATCAGGCAAAAGGAAGTACCAATTGGTTGTCTTGGATGAGACAAACATTTGGAATCAATCGGCTTAGAGAAACTCTTATTTATTCACACATTAAGTAATGGCACGTTACGAAAAGAAAAAACCAAACGATTTTGGTCTTGGAAAAGCTACCAAAAAAGAAAAAGCTGATGCCCAAAAAATTGCTAACATGTCGCAAAGTAAGGCACCAGCAACACCAAAATCTAAATTGTCTGCTGCTATGTACACTTGGGCTAAGACTAATATGTCTAAGCTTAAAAGTCCTACCAAAGCACAAAAAAAGATTTTTGATACTTACAAAGCCATGAAGGCTGCTGGTGACAACCCAGCTAACCCCAAGCCAAGAGCTGTTACTCAAAAAAGTAGCAAACCAACTACACAACCTGCAAAAAAAACACAACCTACTGTAACTGCTAAGACAAGACCACAAGGTTCTGGTGTGCAAGGTAGTTTCCGCAAATCAAATCCACCGTCACCTACTGTTAAAAAACGTGTGTCTGGTTCTGGACGTTCAAAGGTGACTAAAGAAGATCCACGTGAGCGGGGTCTGCGGCGCAACCTACGTGAAGCACAAAGTGCAAAAAGAAGACGTGATCAAAAAACAGCGTTTTCTAAACCAAAGATACCTATAAACCCTCCAAAAAATCCTAAAGAAGGTGATATGTATAAGAAACCTTTTGGTAATTTAATGATCTTCAAAAACGGCAAATTTATTCGCAAGTAAATGGCAAAACGTACTTACAATCGTCGCGGTCGTCTAACCGCTAAAACTCCAGTCACTAGCAGCAAGCGCCGCCCACAACGCATCAAAGGTGCACAAACTGCACGTGACACTGGTTCTAAAGATCGTGTGACCCGTGGTCGTGGTGTGACCCGCAACGCCACAGGCGCACCTCGTGGTGCACAAGGCCCGGCAACACCTCCACAGCAAGGCCCTAGCCGACGTGTTAGTGGTTTGATTGGTAGCCGTAACACACCTGCTACTAAACCTACCAGTAATTTACCAAAAGTACCTACACCTGGTGTGAAACTTGGTACTGCAGCTAAGGTTGGCACCCTTATTAATCCTCGGTCTGACTTACCTGCAAAGGTTGTAGCTGCTGCTTCATTGGTGGCTGAAGCACTTGCTAGCCGTAAATCTTCTTCAAAAAAAGGTACTGGCAAACCCATGTCTAGCATGGGCAAAGACTACAAGAAAAAAGAAAAAGAACTTAGTCGTAAAGCTGTTGCTTCTAACTTTGACCGGGCTTTTGCCGCTGCACGTAAAGCTGGTAAAAAAGAATTTACGTGGCGTGGTAAACGCTACAACACCAAAATGAAATAAATGAACAACGTCCTTGAGGCGTTACAGAATGATTTCAAGCTGTTCCTGCAAGCATTGTGGCAGCAGCTTGATCTGCCCTCCCCTACCCGTGCCCAGTATGCAATCGCAGACTATCTTCAACATGGACCTAAACGTCTACAAATACAAGCTTTCCGTGGTGTGGGAAAATCGTGGATTACTGGAGCCTTTGTTCTGTGGACGCTTTTCAATAACCCTGAAAAAAAGATAATGATTATCAGTGCGTCGAAAGAACGTGCTGACAACATGTCTATCTTCCTACAAAAACTAATCATTGAAACACCGTGGTTGGCTTATTTGCGTCCTAAATCTGATGACGCCCGTTGGTCCCGCATATCTTTTGATGTGCTTTGCAGTCCTCACCAAGCTCCGTCTGTTAAATCAGTGGGAATTACTGGTCAACTTACTGGTAGCCGTGCTGACTTAATGATTCTTGATGACATTGAAGTACCAGGTAACTCCATGACCGAACTCATGCGAGAAAAACTACTTCAACTATGTACAGAAGCTGAATCTATCCTTACTCCTAAAGCAGATAGCCGTATTTGTTACCTTGGTACCCCTCAGACATCCTTTACTGTCTATTCTAAGCTAGCTGAGAGGTCCTACAAGCCCTTTATTTGGCCTGCTAGGTACCCTAGGAAGGTTAGCCAGTACGAAGGCCTCTTAGCGCCGCAGCTGGTGGCCGACATAGACAACGGTGCAGAACCGTGGAACGTTACTGACCCTGATCGCTTCGCTGATAATGACCTTATCGAACGTGAAGCAGCTATGGGACGTTCCAATTTTCTTCTCCAGTTTATGCTGGATACATCCCTTAGTGACAGTGAAAAATTCCCCCCTAAAATGGCTGACCTTGTCGTCACTGCCGTTAATCCTACTACCGCTCCTGACTCCGTTATCTGGTGCTCAGACCCAAGAAACGTCATCAAAGAATTACCAACAGTTGGTCTTCCTGGAGATTATTTCTACTCTCCAATGCAACTCCAAGGAGAATGGCATCCTTACGCCGAAACAATCTGCAGTGTTGACCCGTCGGGTCGAGGAACAGATGAAACGGCAGCAGCTTTTATATCCCAACGAAATGGTTTTTTGTACTTGCACCAAATGTGTGCTTACAAGGATGGATACTCAGACAACACACTATTGGACATTCTAAGATACTGTAAAAAGTACAACGTATCCAAACTCGTTATTGAAACTAACTTTGGTGATGGCATCGTAGCTGAACTCTTTAAAAAACACCTTCAACAAACTAAACAAGCAATAGACGTTGAAGAGGTCCGTGCCAACGTACGCAAAGAAGACCGCATCATTGATGCCCTTGAACCTATTATGAACCAACACAGATTGGTGGTTGACAAAGACGTCATTGATTGGGACTACAAGTCGAACAAAGACGAAGCACCCGAAAAACGTCTTCTTTACATGCTGTTCTACCAGATGTCTCGGATGTGTCGTGAAAAAGGTGCCGTCAAGCATGACGACCGGCTCGATGCACTGGCTCAAGGTGTCAAATACTTCACTGACTGTATGTCTATCTCGGCTCAAGAAGCTGTCAACCAAAGAAAACGTGAAGAATGGAACGACATACTTCGTGCATCTATTGAAGATCCCCAAGGATCAGCTAATCATCTTGTTTTGGGTCTCAATAAAGACCAAAGACAACAAGCTAGACAAACATTCGTTCACAAGTGGACAATTCGCTAAATATATTAGCCATTCTAAGCGCCGCAGGCGCAACCTGACAATCCAGTCATAACCTACTGTCTTAACCTGTCTTATTTTAAGACCTCCCGTATACAGGGAGAGGAGAGAAGGGTGGACTCAATTCTTCCTGTGGCTAGGGACTAGACCGTCTACCGCACCTACGGTGCTAAGTAGACAATCCAGTCCCTTTACTTATTCTAGTAATGTCCGCTTTTTGGACATTGGGTGAATCTTTTAAGTAGATTGGTTAAATAAATAATTAAAGTATACTTTTAATATGTATTTAAAGTAGGGTGAATAGGTTTAAAGCGATCATCGCTTAATGATGATCCTTTTAAAAGGATTCAGTATCCTGGATACTATTAACACTATTAACGGTAAATAGATGGACTTTCAATTAGATGAGGTAAAAAGCATGAAATGTAAGGAATGTGGTGTAGATGTACCGGTAAATATTAATTATCCGATTAATGAGGTTACTTGTCTTAAGTGTTGGGCTAAGAAGAAGGCTCAAGAAAATGACAGAAATTTGTGAAGCCTATCCTCGTGATGGCATGGCCGCGGTACCCCCCTATACCCCCCCTGTTTGTCCAGTTTGTCCAGTCCAGAACAGGTCCTGGCAGCTGTAAACCCTTGCTATTACTGGTGTTTTGAGGCTTCGCGTACCTGTGTGTAATGCAGATACGCAGAGGGGAGGGGGGTATATCTGCACAAAACCGTGTCAAATCCGTGCCATACTCTGCCTCCCTCAATCTCACTCAATCTGTCGCGGCACATAAGCCAACCTTATCGTTAGTGATAAGCAAGACTTATCGTACTGAGGGTTGACACTGGTCAGGGTCAGGGCAATGATGGCTGCAAGCAACCGGACCAAACCAACTCACCTGTGTTGCTCTCCCTCTCATGTATCGCGTCTTTCAATACTTCGGCTGTGATGATGGCTGGTGTCCCGTCACTGAATACGTCGACGTCACCACTGCAGCCCGTCGCCTCCGTCTCCGTCGCTCATGCCGTGGATACATGCATATCTACAGCATCCGCCGTAAGCACTCAGACCGGAACCTAGACCTGTCTGATCTACCCTTTGCATTCTGTGCACAGTGAAAACACTGCTCGCCCTATCTACTGCCCTTGTGGCCCTTGCTATCTGGACAGACTACACAACAGCCCTAAGCTGTGCCAACAACACCGACAAAACCTACCAGGAGTGTAACCGATGACACTTTACGAACTAAGAGACCGGCGTTTTGTTGGCTCTTCTATTGGTTATTACAAGACGATCACGCTTGAAACCTTTGCAGATCGTGACCTAGCCCGTAAAGAATGCAATCTACTCAGGCAAAACAATTCTGAATCCTACGCCCACATTGTCACCATTGAATCATGATCACCCGTAAACAGTATCTAGCCTTTCAAGGTAACTCCGAAGAGCGCAGCACTATGCACCAAGCATTCTATGAACAGTTTGCAATTGAGCCTATTGTTTCATACATAGCAGGCAAGTTCAGCCCTGAAGAATTAGTTAAGGCACATCGTGAAGATTCAGCACTTAACACCATTGCACTAAGCCGATGGGATGATGCAGCCCGCGCAATCTACCCGTGGATTGACAACGAACTGGTGAAATCTACGGGACAGTTGTGGTCACTTAGTGCCGGTGTTTGTACATGTAAAGCAGCAGCAAACATTTTAATAAGCCGAGCTATTGCTAAACCTGTTGCATAACATTTACCACTAAGTAACATCAACCCGGCAACATTTCAAGCCGGGTATATTTTCTGACCTTCACAATCACATCCCATGGACGCAGCCATGATTCCACTCAAAGGAATGAAACAACGTTGGTCTGTCAAGATCGGCAACGGCACAATGTTTGGTAACACAAAAACAGAGATCCTGCAACGCTGTGCTGATCGCATTGCGAAAGCAGAGGCAGCAGGTCAAAGCTGGACACTAAACCACGAATGGCACAAAGCCAGGACATCATGGCCGCAAGTTGTAATTGTTTCACGATCTCATGGTGGGATTGTTGAATCATTTGAACACAACGGTTTTAAATTGCATTGGACTGACTCATGTGGTTCTCGTAGTGTTTATTTTTACGGGCGCAAACATGATACAAAGTATGATAATGCAAAAGATATACCACCTGAGGTGTATCAAAAACTTGTTGATTATGTAATGAATGCAAGTGGCAATCAACCACCTGCGATGTTAATTAGGCGAGAAGATCCTGGTCTAGGTATATTTATTCCAGAGATCGATAAAAAAGTTCTCGCGGCTGGCGGTGTGCCTGACGGCTGCATCCCTGCCAAATAATCACAATCACATCCCATGGACGCAGCCATGATTCCACTCAAAGGAATGAAACAACGTTGGTCTGTCAAGATCGGCAACGGCACAATGTTTGGTAACACAAAA